TTTAAGTAATTTATCTTCTGATGTATCTACACCTAAATCATGTAACCACTTTTCGTCAAGTGCATTTTCTGTATCAATTAAGATAACATAAATGCCTGCTTTTTGTGCGTTGGCTACTAAATTTCCAGAACAAATAAAACTTTTACCTGCACCAGATTCGCCAGCAAACACAGTAACTTTACCTAGCGGTACACCTTTGTTAAAGTCACCACTGATAAGATAGTTTAATGCATAGTTGTTAGTAGAGATCCAATCTGTAGGATCTTGAAATCCAACACTAATGCCGTCAATACTTTTAGTAATACTCTTGCGAAATTTGCTTACGTCGAATGGTTTAGTTGCCATGATAGTTTTCCTTGATGTTATATAAATCTTTAAAAATTTTACTGCTGTCTAAATTGCGTCTTTGATCCAGTATATATAGCTGTTCCAAAGAACCTGCAAAATCTTTTTCAATTGGTTGTTCTAAATAGTTTAACATATTCTTATAGCTATCTTCAAGTAGATAACCAGGTTGTTCACTAATCTTTTTTACCAATGTTTCCTTAACTGATTGTAGCACAGAATCTGGTAAATGTCTAATGTTTAGGTATTCTGGAGTAAGCAACGGTCCAATGATAAAACTATTATTATGAAAACCCATATTTTTTAAATAGTCCACACAGCCAAATACGCTTTGGTAATTTAATATGAAATGCAACATGTTAAAACTTATTTTGTGTCCTAGTTTCTTGATAGCAATTAGGTTATCCAAAAAATCATCCCAGCTGCCGCCATGTCGAATATAATTATATTCTTCTTCTATTGTTTCTACACTTACAATCCAATGTACATTACGAAATTGGCAAATACGATCAAATACTCTAGTATCTACTTTACTTAGATTTGTATTAATACGTAAATTAACTTCTGGATCTAATAGATCTAGTAGCTCTAAATTCTCTTTCATTAGCAACGGTTCGCCGCCGGCTAGGTAAACATGTTTTAGTTGTTGAGCATGTTTGAATATGTATTCTTTGAATTGGGTACGTTGTTCTTCGGTTGGAACATCTTGTTTGATATTCAGTTCGCTTGCCCACTTACTACTAAATCTAGGGCCGCAATAGGTGCAGGCAAAATTACATAGGTTGGTCCAACGTACATCAATTGTATGTAAATTAAAATTGTTTGCTTGATATATATCTAGCGGTATTTGTTTAAGCTCACGTATGTAAAATTTTCTATCGCTAATGATATCAAAACTTTTTTTGCCTGCTTCCAAATCATGGCAGGGCCGGCAGTTACTAGGCTGTTGTTGATCAAGTATTAGTGCTTGTCTAGCAACATTACTATTACTGTGCAGTATACTTTCGATTGGTGCGTTTTTAATATTACCAATAACATTGGCACTACGAATACAGTTTTTAACATCGCCGTCAAAGTTGTACATTAGCCCGGTCCAAGGCATAGGACAAAATGCAGGGTTAGTTAATACTTCTTTTGGTGTCATCTTAGAGATATGTCCGGTATAGCAAATCCATTGGCTTTGGCTGTATTGAATAACTTAACTAGTGTACGTGCCCATTCTGTAGGATCATCAACTTTACCCGGACGTACTGTGGTAATTTTAGGTCCTGAGGGATATTTAAATCGTAGCTGTTGTACTGCTTGTTCTAATACAACTTTTTGTAGTCGATACTCATCCATACCTTCTAACACACTTACTGGCTGTTGAGTCATCATAGTACTAATAACTATTATATGTTTATCTGTGTTGGACCAGCGACGAGTGACTTCAAATAATAATTCTGTTTGTGCAAATCCTTCTTGTGCATTATTGATAAACACGTCACAGGGTTCTATTAGACTGGCAATCTTTGGAATATTACGAATGTTATTACCTTCACGTTTACTTAAGCCAACAATTTCGTTGCCATAGTATGCTTCAGCAAGTGCCTGCCCAATACCCGAGGTATGTCCTGTGATTGCTATTTTCATTCTATTCCTCTTAATTGTTTTTGTTCTTGTATATATGCATCCAAAGACTCTTGGTCTTGATTATCGACATCTAATACTGCTGGGTGTTTTAAATATGCGTATTCATGATCTATACCGTGTAACTTTGCAAATGCAATGATCTCAGGTAATTGCTTTACATTCAATCGACTGACTGTGGTCCATAAATTTAGTTTAACTGGCATACGTTTATATTCCATTAGATTTGTATAGAACTTGTCCCATTTAATGGGCCAACGTATAAAATCATGTACGTCACGAATACCGTCAAGGCTTACTGTCACTGTTACCTTTATACCACGATTAACTAGGTCTACCAATTTGTGCAATACTGTGCTACAGTTTGTATTCAATCTAATGCTTTCAACATTAGGTGGCAAATTAGCCAATACTGCTTTGTAGTTTTTACTGTGGCTAGGTTCGCCGCCGTTTAAGTCTAAGTGTACAATACGGTCCTGTGGCAATGACCAGAATCGATTGGTATTATCTACTATAGTATATTGTTTTGATTTTAAACTACCAATTTTAGTACTTAGTCCTTCGTGACAAGTCATACAGGCACTATTACATACGTTATCCAATACTCCGCCCACAGTTAAGTAGTCTTTTTGTGTTTGTGTTTGATCAAACTCGATGCTGTGTGTACGTATGCTTATACCTGATATACGTTCTGTTTGTTCGCAACGAGCACACTCCTTGGGCCAAATATCTTTGTCCATTGATTGTTTAATGTCTTGTAACCAACGACTTGATTCCATGGCTTCTAATGTATCAAACTCTGGAGCGCCGATCATATGACCGCAACGACTTACGTTACCAGTGTGATTAAAACGTACAAAGTGATCTAGTCTAGGACAGCGCATAATTGCTGACTCCGTTCAATCACCTCTTCATAAAGTCCAGGATAGGTATTTTTAATATATGCCAATATCATTTTAAATGTTACAGTCTGTCCCAGGAATTCATAATATAAGACTTTATCTAGCTGTAGGTAGAAATGTAATTTACGATTTTCTTTAAAATAATCTACAAGTGTTTGATCACGTGTTAGAGTGTTCCATGTTTCTCCAATTTCATTCTCTAGTTCTGTTACAGAACGAAATGTCATCCATACATTACTATTAAATCGTTGTAGGTTTACTAACCAGTGGAACTGTAGTGCAAAGTGGCGATCCAAAAACAAGTATTGATCAATCATTGTCAGTGCTGTTGCACGATCTAAATGTGAATTATAGCGTAAGTATGTTTGTACTCCCGACACATAACGTTCAAACGGCTCACGAACAAATACTTCTATAGTTTTTAAATGTTTAATGACTTCCGGTCCCGTTACAGAACGAGATTTTTCAAGCAGGCCACTACTACCATTTTTATAGATAGGATAGGCAAAACGACCTGGGTCAAGTTCAACTACCAGGATTTCGTCGGGGAAAAGAAGCGGATCTAGATAAGATAGCATAAACAGGTAGTGGGGGATCGTCTTCCCCCACTATTTAGACGCAAGCTACTATTATATTATTGCTTTTGACGATTACGAATCATTGCTAAAATATCTTCTGCCTTTTGGCTAGAAGGTTTAGCTGCTTCTACTGGAGCAGTAGGAGTTGGTGCTTCATCTTCGTCTTCTACTACAACTGCTGGTTTTGCTACTGAAACAGGTGCATCATCAGCATCATCTGCCGCTACAGCCTTAGGAGCTGCATTGGGTGTATCTAAACCGTATGGTTTGTAATACGCACCCCATTTGTCAGCATCGTATGGTTGACCATCCACTGATGCTTCAAACATTTCTTTGATGACTTTTAATTCTACTTCTGTAGGTTGCTTTGGCAAGAAGTCTGACAAGTTAAACAAGCCATGCTCATCAATGGCTGCTTGTTCTTCTGCTGTCAATGCTGACTCTTTGCGTGACCACTTACTTGTAGAATAGTCTGCATAGCCACCTTTGCTTGTTTTAACGATCTGGAAATCCAAGCCACGTTGCAAGTCTGTTGGCAACTCTTCCATTTCTGGATCCATTAGGGCCGCTTTAATAATATTAAAGATTTGTGGGCTAATAGTAAAGCGACGGATTGGATTAGCTGGAGCCTTGTCATCTGACAATGCGTTCTCACGAACAAAGCCTTGGAAAATGTAAGACTTCTTTTTCCAATACTTACGACCCATTTCCTCTAGGGAAGGATCTTTAAACCAAGGACGTACCTCAGCTAGGATTGGACATGCCGCGCCATACATTTCCATGCATGGAACTTGTACTACAACTGGCTTACTGTCTGCTTGGCCTTTAACGCCTGCAAATGGTAAACGAATCATTGCACGTTCTGCCCAAAAGAATGAATTTTTTGTGTTACCGTCTGGTAGGAAGCGAACGCGAGCTGTTGAGCCTTCTGCGATGTTCCAGTGTGGATAGATAGCGTTGTCGCCACCTGCTTGTTTGTTACCGCCTTTACCGCCTTCTGATGCTTGTAACTTTGCACGAATTTCTGCTAATGTTGTTGCCATGATTAATTTCCTTTATAAGATGGTCTTAAAATTTGCCTAGATATACTCTAGCACCCTGCTAGTGTATAACAATACTATTTAGCTTGTCAAACGATTTTTTAAAAATTATTACCGAACCGAATAATCTTGGTAAATTTTGATATTTTTACCGGCTAAATCATAAAGCTCTTGTAACTTCTCTGCTTTACTTGTACTAGTATACAGCTCATTGAGGCTAGCTGTCAACCTTTTAATACGCTCATATGGGTTTCGAGCTGAGTCATAGTATTCATCTATTACATCGCCGAATGTTATAAATCCCATATTGCGTAATCTATGTAAACTATGCTGTCCACTTACTAATACAAATGGTTTACCTGTTGCTAAACAGTTAGCAGTCTTTTCAGTAAACCAAAAGTTATCTATACTGTCTGTTTCACTTACAACTTCAATTTGAAATCGATTCCAAACATTACCATAACTACGGCAAGCATCATACCAGTCAATCATACCCATATGATGTTTACTTACTAGATCTACATCAAATGTTTTTGCTTCAAGCCATGTTAGTTCGTCAGTATAGTGACTACTAAAGTGTCGTAGTGTATCATTTATAAACGGTTTATTTGGTTGGAATGTAATGTAAGTATCGCCCGGGAAGGCCTTGTCTAACTCATAGGCTAAACGTAATCGATTTAAATTATAACGTCCAAGGGTAGTGCCAACAAATTTTGCATTGGTCAAGTCTCTATCAAAGTCTGTAGGCAAGTATTGATTAACACTGATAAAAATACCTAGCTTTAATTGTACCAAATTGAAGTCAGGATCTAAATTAGGACTGTGTGTTTCAAATGTCACAGTCTTATAAGGAATGCCAACAGTATCGCATAGATATTTGATGTAAGTT